ACCATTCCAAATTGCGTTGGGATTTCTTCTGATGCCTTACCAACTTCGCGTGATTGACCAAGTGCAACTCGACCAGTCCTTGCTCCCGGCATTGGCATTCCACCTCCTGCTGCTGGCATCAAATCTTCTGGAAATGGAGTTCCATGTCCTGCTGTGAGATGCTCAAATGCTTGCTGTGCGGCAGATTTAAATTCGGAAAGTTGTTTTGAATCCATTCCCTTGGCTTCTGCTTGCCCAATATGACCCATGAAATGCTCCAATGCTTTGTTCAGCGGTTGAACCATCTCTGGAGGCAATGAACCCGCTGGAGCGTTTTCTATGAGCGGCATCAACTTTTGCGCCATGACATTCAAATGGATCATGTCGTTATCGCGTGGAGATACTGGCACTTCTTGTCCTGCAATAATGCTTTGAAGTTCGATGATCTGCTGGCGCGTTGCCTCAATAGCAAGCGATTCAACTTGATCTTTGGGAAGAATGACTGAATTCGCAATACTCTCACCAAGTTTTCGACTCCAATCCAACTTCAACAATTCGTCTTGATTAACATTGGGATTTCCAGTGTATCGTTGAATCATCATGTCAAGAATCTGATCGTTTTGCGCTTGCGTATCTGGCAACAACTCTTCAGCAGGACTATATGCCATAAGAAGAATATCAGATGGAGGAAGATTGCGCTCCAGCATATTCAAGACACACGAAATGGCATCTTCATCCAAATGATCTGGAACTTGGAACGGAACCATAAAAGATGGCAATTCCATCACACTACGATCAAATGCCTCAACAACATCTGCTCTTGCCCAAACAGCATTAGGAACCATCTGGCGAGCAATGTCCAATTTAGTTTTCAATTCAGCAGCAGCTTTAATATGCTCTGGATGGCAAATACCTCGTTGCATACGCTCAACTGCCCTACTAAATTGCTTGGTGAATCGCATTAAGATTCCTTCGCGGATTTGATTTTCAATAGCTGCAACCCTGTTAATTTCAGAAGCAGTTACTTTTTGATCTCGCATTCCCAAAGCAGAACTTGGCAAAAATGTTCCAATCTGTATCTCAGCAAGACCAGAAACAAATCGATCCAGATTAATAAAATCTTGGATGTTTGCTGGCATATTCTGTGGGATCACTTCATATCCTTCCGCGATATAGGCAACAGGATGATGAACAGTTAATGGGATTGCTCCAGCTTTTGCATTTGGCCCTTTCTTGAGCAACAGCATCCCGTTGAGATAAGAATTATCTACAACAAGGTTTCGAGCTTTCTCAACAGCAATATGGGTATTATACAAATCGCGGCCTGCTCCACGAGAACTCATTAATGCGCCACTACCAATCTCAACGCTAAACAATGCGATACACTCGCTCATTTTGCTGTAACGATCAAGTTGTGTGCAAATCTCATCACCACTTTTATCGTCAAACAAAAACCTACTAATTTTGCCATGAGGCTCACGAACGAGCAATTCACCAAGCTCTACATATTTTGCATCGTTTTCGTAAGATGCCCCATACGATCCTTCACGAATCCAATCCTCGTATCGGCGAGCATCGTCATCAGCATCAAGTGTGCGTCCAGCGGGGATAGCATTGTTGATTGACTTTACAAGATTTTTAATGTGCCATCCTGCCATTGCTGACATTTGCGGGTCTTCAAGAATTGGAAGTAATTCAGCAATTTGATACCTACGCTTCCTTGCCCAGATTGGTGTGCCTTCAGTTTCTTGAGGAGTTTCAATAGAGAAGAAAGTATAATCTTGACGAAGAAACTCTGGTTTCCAATCACGCAAGTCATCCCAAGCTAAAGCGCAAAATCCAAATGTAGTATTTTCGTGAACTACTTGGGCAACGATGTCATCGTGACCTCGCCACCCACGAATACACTTGGTAATTTCTTCTCGAAAAACTTTGGTTTTATTTTCAGCGTCAACTCCCTCAACTGGAAACTTGGTGTATGTAAGTGTTTGAGCTTGCTCAATCACTTGTTTGAATGGAGGCTGAATCCTGCTAACCATTGTGGACAAGAATCCGGTAGGACGATTGCTCCTCCAGTTTTGCCCCATGCTCTCCAGTTTCTTCGCGCTATATGGAGGCTCGTTGTTAAGTTTTTTCTGAATCAATTGATTCTTGCGATTCCTCTCAACATTCTGTTGTTTCAAACGACGATAAGCGGAATGCGCTTGCGCTGCATCTTTAAATGTGCGCCTAACTTCCAGTGTTTTTGGATCAACAGTATCTCCATTGCTTGTTGGAGATGGATCAACAACATTTAGATTAAGTGTCCTCGGTTTAGTTTGGTTATCTGCAATGCGAGGAGCCTTGTTAGCGTAAGTATCGGTAACAAGTGCGGGAAGCGGTTTTAGAACATCTGCCATAATTATTTATTATTCAGCCAGCAAAAATCTGGCAAATCATTTGATACTGATAAATTGTCTTTGTCAAAGAAAATTGCACTGCGATTATCGTGTCGAAGTGTTTTGCACCCACCTAAAACTGCTGAAGATTTTGTATCTCTTGCGTTCCTAATACTGGCGCAAATACGATCAGTTGATGCAATACATGACGAACATCCTCCGCGCCAATTAACATTGTTTGGACATTTCCGACAAATCTTTGCTCGTTCTTCAGCAAGTTCATCACTAACTAAATTAATCCGTTTATTAGAATGAAGAATGTTTTTTGCCCAAGTAGAAATGTCATTCATCAAGTCAGTTGTATTTGTTGGAGTATTAACACTCGTTACAACAACCATATCAACGCCATGACAAAAGTGAGGCCAATTACCACAAATGTAATTAGTTACATCACCTTCTACATCGCCAACTGGCAAATGATTTTCTGCACGATAATTCGTTACATTTTCAAGTAGGTTTTTATAACTGCTACCACTAATATTTACATCACTTTCAATATAATGAAATCCATGTGGTGGAATTATTCCTTCAATTGGTTTAGGCATAATTATTCTGAAAAATCAATATATTCCATTTTTTCGATACCTTGCAAGGCTTTTGTTCGTTGTGGCAACTCTGCTTTTGCATCATTCATAGTTGCAATTGCGCCTCCCCGCTGACGGAGCAAAAACACTAATAATGATAGAGAATCTAATGCGTCTGGGGAATGTTGTCGTGTTCGTTTACAGTAATCCCCCTTACTCTCAACACGAACCAAACCTTGACCTTTTTGCTTGTATCGTCTTCCAGTTGCTTGTCGAAACAACTCTTCACTACGGAATCCGGGAGAGATTTTCAGATACTCAAACTCCAAATATTTTGCCAGACCAAAAATCAATTCAGTTACAACTCCAGAATAAAGCTGTGATGCTGGCAATGAGTCATCACCTAAAATATGCGTGTCAGTAGCAGCAGTTGAGTAATTAACACCCAATACATCGCCCCATACAGTCTTTAAAGAATCATGTATGCCTGCTCCATTGCCTGTTCTGTCAACGCAAACCCAGTTTGGAGCTATACGCATTTGTTTGCAGAATCTGATAACATTTGTAGACTGCTCCAAAGTTGCTGCCTTTGGAAAAGGAATCTGTGAGTCAAGTTGTAAGACAACCTTGTGTTTCTTGTATTCAACAAATTGGCCACTCATTGGCATATATCCATCAGAAAGCCCAAATCTGCCATAAGAACACATTACTTGGTCATTGCCTTCCAAAGCCAAATCAAACGCGCAGAGAGGCACTACAGGCCCAACAAAGCGGGTAACTCCCATGGCATTGTCCATCATGCTCGGCGTTATAATTGCCATCGATACGCCTTCTTGCGGAAACCATCCTCTTGCCATTGTAAAATACTCGGCAGTTCTTCCCTTGGATTCGTATGCTTGATAGCCTTCGTGCGTTTGTAATCCAGCAAACATTATTTTTTTCTGTGTTACATTTTCGCACCTTGCCGCATCCAATCGTAACACTTGCCATCCGTCTCGGCTCTTCCATTCAAAGTCATCTTCGCAGTCAATCGATCCCCATCCCGCTATTGGCTCACAACGCTTGCCAAACTCGCTTGTTCTATCTTTTGGGTTAGATGCTGCAAAAATCTTGATTCGGCCCTTTGCGCCTTCCGTGTCCGCTGCGGAAAGAATGTTTTGCAAACCTTCCCATACACCAGCGGGAACTTCTTCTGCCTCATCCAGCACAACATGGGTTCGACTCATCCTTCCCCACTTCGGGTGGGATTTCCCACTTCTCGGACTTGGGTGGAATCCGCGCAATGTTCCAGTTCCACTATCACCTTTAGGAACGGCAACAAGATGGATGCCATTTTTAGAGTCATTATTTGCTTGTATACTTTTTACAAGTGTCTCACTACCTTCAAATTCTGGTTTTACTAATGCAGTTGTATAAAACTTTTTAATAGCCGCAAATACATTTCGTTGAGCGTGTTCAGCGGTAAGTGAAACAACTTTAATACAGGTATAGTGAGGGTCACGCATCCAGTCCAGCAGGAACCATGCCGCTGCACCAAACGTCTTGCCCATAGCACCAGCACCTTGAATTAACAATTTATCGTGATCAAACAAACATCTCCATGTGCTTTGACTAGACATTGGCCTCCAATCATAAACTTGCTGCCCCCACAATATCGTAGCAGCAGCTTCAAACTGGTCTGCATCCAACAAGCTTTGAACATAGTTTTTCACTATTTCTTTCGCTTTTGGTATATCTAATACAATCTTTCCGCTCACAACTGAAGCATTGATAATGATATGCTTTGCCGCATACACGATTCCAACATCTTCGTCGCGATCCGCTTCAGCACGGATTTCTTCTGCCAACTGAATTGTTTGATTTACGGATAAACTAATCACACCAGTTCTGGAATATTACGATCACGCTTATATTCAATCAATAATTGCCACACCTTCTCAAGTGTATGGTCGCAACCTTTAACACGTTTTTTACTTACGCTTCCATCTTCATTATATTCTTCTACTTCAAACTCTCGAAACTCTCCACTATCATATCGCAACTTGCTTCTGATCTCGTTTTCCAAGTCGCTAATAACAAGAATAGCATCAAGCCCCGCTAAAGCATAAGCATGGTCATCTTGGTCTTCTGGCAAATTAAATTCAAGAAGTGCTTTCATTGTTCTAATACATTGTAATACGCAATACCATAACATCCAGATTCAGCAAGTCGAAGCGTATATCCAGCCTTGCCAATCCATTTATTTAAATTTTCCCGTGTTAATTCAACAGGATGCCCGTCATGTGCAGGAATGTCAATCCACTCAAACAAACGCAATGTTTTTGCTGACTTCAATGCGTTTTGAATAATTAACTCTGGATCATCTGTGTGCTGAAGGCAATTGTAAATCCAGCACTCATCAAACCCTTCTTCAAT